AAGAGAGTTGCTAAGAAGAGAACTTTAAAGAAAAAGTCGGTAGTTAAAGTTGTCAAACAAGTTTTAGCACGAAATTTGGAAAAGAAATCTGTTGTTACTACTCCAGTAGTTATACGTAGTTCTAATCCTACTTCAGATACAGGCACTACTCAATTAAGGAATTATCAACAAGATATAACATGTAATTTATTCAAATGTTTATATTCTGCTTCAACCATCAGTCAAGGTCTTGGCCAAGGTGATAGAGTTGGTAATCAGATCACATGCAAATCTAATTATATTAAAGGTTATATGTATTCAATAGATACATCAGGTGGTGTTGATGGTAATCCTACTATGGTTACTATGTGGATAGGCAGGCTGAAAGGAACAGTTGGTGTTCCTATAGCAGTAGATTTTACCAATTTACTACAAGCCGGTGACACAGCTTTTGCACCAACTGATGATAATAGGACATCTCTTAGAACATATAATCATGATTATTGGGATATCAAATATAGAAAAACATTTAAAATTGGTGGATCTAGACCAGTACTTTCCGGATATGTTGGAAACAATGATTTTTCTGCTTTGAGACATTTTTCTATTAATGTTGCTAAATGGCATCCAAAGAATATTAAATATAACGATACTGCTACTTCACTCATGAATGCAGGTTTATATATGTGGTTTACCATTGCTAATTATAACGACGTAGCTATGACTCCTTCTTATGTACCTCAAGTTCAAGTTGTTATGCAAAATGACTTCACTTTTACAGATGCATAATACAGTGCTTATTAAGTGTCTTACAGGGCGAAGCTTGGCGCTTAGCAAAAACTCATTTTGCCTGTACGACACGAGTACTTAGCGAAGCGAGGCTTTCCGCCGTGAGGAATAGCGTCCGCTACTAGGACCCGCCGGAGGCCTACTATTATTTCTGGATAAAATATCTGCGTTTTGCCAGAACATATCCACTGAAAAAGTTATACTGCTTACATAATATCCAGTATATCCAGTAAATTAAATCTTTTTATATATAGTAATGTTTTTGAGGAGTTCTTCCAGGTTTTTTACAAACCGCCCTCAAAAACTAACCATCAGATTGTTCCAGTTTGATTTTTTTTTTCTCTTCCTTATTTTATAATGGAAAAAAAAACCCCCAAAAAATTGAATACCGTTTCTCAATGCTCTTTATGGGATCTCAGATGGAATGCAGATGCTATAACACAATCCTGGCTAATTTCTAAATTCAAGGAAGTTGCCAAGAAGTGGGTTTTCCAATTGGAGGAAGGTGAGACTACCAAATATAAACATTTTCAATGTAGAGTTTCACTCATGAAGAAAGCGATCAAATCTTCTGTGCTGAAACTCTTTACAGACTTTCCTCCTAACTATTGCATGCCATCAACAAATGAAACATTCAATAATCAAAAATTCAGTTATGTGATGAAGGAGCAAACTAGATTGGAGGGTCCGTGGTCTGATCAAGATCCTGAGCCGCCATATGTTCCTCGTCAATATCAGCACATAAAAAAATTATACCCCTTTCAAGAAGATATTTTGTCCGGTAAGTATTATGACAATAGAAGGATCAATTATATATTTGATACAGAAGGCAATTCTGCCAAAAGTACTACTGCCTTCTTCGCTTACCAGAAGGGGGGTCTTGTTGTTCCTCCAATCAACAATGCAAACAAGCTTTGTGAATTTATATGCTCAAAGTATAAGAAACTGGATAGTCCTAAACATTATAAGTTGGCTATTTATGACTTACCTCGGGCAATGAAAAAGGATAGTCTATCTGAACTCTTTACAACAATCGAAATGCATAAAACTGGATACATATATGATACACGTTATACTGGTTTCGATATGATGGTAGACTCACCTGATATTTGGGTATTTTCAAATGATTTGCCTGAATTATCATACCTATCAATGGATCGTTGGAGATTTTTTAAGATAGGATCAAAACATCAATTAAAGGAATTCTCTCTAACTAAAAACAAGGAAGTTAGGGATCATTTCAAGGACTATGATTATGGAATTCCCCCCACGTAATTTATTATTTTCTATAATTAATACTATTATAGAAATGGCTTTTAAAAAATACACCAAAAAACGTGCTGTCAAGAGAGTTGCTAAGAAGAGAACTTTAAAGAAAAAGTCGGTAGTTAAAGTTGTCAAACAAGTTTTAGCACGAAATTTGGAAAAGAAATCTGTTGTTACTACTCCAGTAGTTATACGTAGTT